TTATTTATAAGTATATATAAATATTATATTATTATCAATTTTATATATAATGGAACAACTTATAAAGGAATTTGATTCAAGAGATGACAATTTTTCTTATACTCATTCTCAATCTAAGAGAGACCCCCTAATAATGGGTGTATTAGAATATATCAAATCAAAGAAGAAGGCAAAGATTAATACACTATTCATACACAATGAATTATATATAGTTGTTGGAACCCACGGGTCTATGTTAACCAATGCAAATTCTGATATAGGCGCCTTAAAGACAATAAAAATACCCAGCAAATTAAATGTATATCGCCTACCTCAAACTCAGTATGGAGTATGCAGTTATAATGATATTGTATATAAAAAATATATATATGAAACAGTATTATATAGCATTTTGCACACTTCCTCTAATACTATATCTCTCTTAAAAAATATAGCGCATAAATTATTTGATTACAACGACCAACTACAATTAAATATGATACAACCTAAGGACCCAGTAAGATATAGTCATTTTAAACGATATACGAAAGATAATACACCTGATATTTCATACTTTAAAGGCGCATCTAAAGACGTAATGATGGATAAAGTAATTATTATTGAAATCTACGTGAATAATGGCGAATTAGTTGTAGAAGACAATATATTTGTAGTTAATCCAGAATATACTTTTGAAAATAGTATAAGTTTACTTGATTATATAGACCCCTTTTTATATGTGTATAGTAATCGTGTATTATATTTGCATTATAAATTATCCGACATAATACATTTTTTACAGGGAACTAAACTTAAAACATTAGTTATGATTGATTTATCGTGTAGCAATGGACATAAAGATAATACTTTTAAAATAATTGAAAATGCTGCGAGACTTGAAAAAAAACAGAATATTTCGCCGCACAGACCCGCTATAATGAGTAAGTCAATGCGCGTAGTAAATAAATTTACTGCAAAACATACTCGGCGACAAACAGGCGCGCGAAGTTATTTAAATAAAAATGAAATGTTTTATCCTCCGATAAATGTATTGGCGCGACATTCGTTGGCGCATCAGTCCTATGCATAAAATATTTGACGCCTAAATATTGACGCCCAAATCATATATAGTCACACTTACTAATTATATTATTAATGATTTGAAATGGTTTGCCGCATCCATATATTGTATCGCCCAATTTATCACATTCTATTTTTGATAAATGAGGGTCCACTTGTATAAAGGTGCCTTTATATATGCCACACCTAAAAATCCCGCATCTCAATTCCTCAACTATAATAGACATATCACAATGAGGACAGTTAATATTCATTAATATATAAATGAGTAATAATAAAATGAAGGAAATTCAAGGTTATATAACTGAATCCGAAAATAATGTTATAGAAGATATAACTAATTTTAATGAAACAATGGACGTGAGAGATGTTTACTCGAACATTGAGTTTTATATAAAAATGAAACGAACCCTTTTACCCGACCTTAAAACGTTCTTAATGAATAAAACGGATTTATACATTATGAATGGAATACACGGAAGCATATATAAAGATTATAACGTCGTTACTGTTCCTAATCATTTTTTTCGTATAAAACAGGTTCAATTCGGTTCATGTAATATTAGTTCAATACTTTTATACACAGAAATTTATGATGAGATAAAACAATCTATACAAAAAACATATCAAAATAAAACATTGGCAAGACAACCTATACGCAAATTAGGGCGCGTATTAAAATCGGTCCAATCAAAATTATTCGACATTAATACGCGAATTAATATAAATATGAATAAACATCCAAATTTTAAGGAATTTAAGGAATATGCCCATATAAAACCCGAAATATCTGAATTTAGAGTAGATGATACAATGGTTAATAAAAGTTTTAGCACAAGTTTATTAATTGTGCCACATACAGTGCATAAGGGCGAAATATTAATGAGGGGCAAAGTATTATATAAAGAAAAAATATTTATTGTCTCTCCTAATGGAAAATTTTATGATAGATTAAACCTATTGGATTACTTGATGCCTAATACAATCCAGCGTGTAGAATCCAGTAATGAATGGATATTAAAATATAATATGCAAGATATTATGGATTTATTAGAGGCAAATAATATAAAACGCACCGTATTTGTAGACTTATCTTGTGCAAATCAACAATATGCTGTCAATAATACTCAAACCATAATGAATAAAACTGCGCTTATAGAAGGGCAGAAATACGGAAGTATTGGTTCAATGCGTAAAAGTCGAAATAAGAATTATCAACCCAGTAAATCATATGCTTAATCACATCTCAAATGTAAATGTATTAAGAATAAATATTTCATTATGCGCGCACTTGGTTAAAAATTTATAATTATTTTTTATAAGTATTTCTCGGCATAATTCATCTTTTTCAGGTTGAGACCCTAAGGTTTCAATTAGTATTACATCAATGGGAACAGAAAAATCCCAAGATTGTAGCACTTCATATTCGTGTCCTTCAACATCCAATGATAGTAAATCTATGTGGTCCAATTTCGTTTCTTTAATGATTTCCGATAATTTTGCGGGTGTTATATACATTTTCTTCTGGGGTAGCGTCTTATGCCACTCATTATTACTATCAAAATATGTATCAAAATGCGATTGTGGCATTGTATTTTCTACGCCGGATACTGCGGCGTGATGATTCAAAAAATATCTAAACTGCAAGGGTCCTGTGTAACAACTTACTAATTTATTAAATAAAAAGTTATTAGGTCTATTTTGTTTTAATGAAATAAATTTATCTGGGTGCGGTTCGATTAATATACCCGACCAATGCAATGTATCTTCGAAAAACTTTGTATTAGAATATAATACGCCATCTAATGCGCCCAATTCAATATAAGTGCCATTTTGTTTATTTTTAAATATATGTGTGTTTAAAAAAACATCCTCCTGACATTGTGAATAATACATTAATTTATTATGTAATTTTTATTTAAATAAAAATCCAACCATTAAAACTTTTTATAAAATATTTTTTATTTTATAAAAATAATTTTTATCCTTTACCTTTTTATTGCTCTCTCTCTCCGGCATATTTTTTACTATAGTCTATTTTATACTTATTTAGTAGCAGTCATTTATACTTAAATAGTATATAGGTTCCTTATTGTAATAGATTATAAAAATAATGGATATAAGAAAAAGGTATAATATAGTATAGAATGGTATATAAGTGTGAACTATGTAATTTTAGTAATAATATTAAGTCTCATTATGAGCGACATTTATTAACCGCAAAACATACGACAAATGCGAAGCTGACCTTTATCAGCCAAAAGTTAGGCAAAGTTAGTCAAAATGACCCAAAAAGCAGCCACGAGTTAGGCGCTCTTTTTGTGTGCAAATATTGTAATCAGACCTATAAACACAAGTCCTCTTTATCGAAACACATAAAATATTCTTGCACCCAAAATAAGGATGAGGACCTAAAAGAATTGGTGCGTCTATTAAACAATCAATTACAAGTTCAGAATACGCAAATACAAACACAGGCAAAACAAATCGAAAAATTAATGGGGAAATTAGAAATTAATGGGTCCTTTAATACGACCAATATACAAAACAATATTCAATTACTGGCGTACAAGGATACAGACCTCTCTCATTTAACAGAAAAAGATTATACACAATGTATTAAAAAGGTTAACTTTTGTGTAATGAAATTAATTGAAAAAATACATTTTAATCCACAAAAACCCGAGAATATGAATATTTATATATCGAATATGAAGGATAAGTATTTAATGGTATATGACGGGATAAATTGGAATTTAGCGAACAAACGCGACGAATTAGATAAGTTATATGAAGAAAAGGAAATGATGCTCGAGGAATGGTTAGAAAAATCAAATATAGAAATTAAGGACAAGTTTATTAAATATTTAAATAATAAAGAGGACGATGAGACCCTTAATATGATTAAAGAAGAAATCAAATTAATGATGTATAATAAAAAACAATTGACAGTATAACAATTGGACTGTATAACAATTGGACAGTATAATAAAATTGATTCACTCTATATAATATATATATACTCGTAACAATGTCTCAAAAACTAACACTTCCTCCTATTGTATACAAACCAGAATGGAACCCAACCACTCAAATATTCGTAAACATTTGTCATTTTGAGAAACATAAATCGGGAAATAAATATGTGTGTCATTGCCGAAATAATGACGATACGTTTAAAAACTTAACCGAATATAAACAACATATAAATCATAAATATCACGAAGACTGGGTGAAAGGATACGGCAAGTATGCGAATGAAGAAATTACGAAACTGACCGAAGAAAATAAACAACTTTTGAAGGAAAATGCTATATTGTATGGTAAGTTAGAAAAACTTATGGCGCAATTAGAACGGGATAAAATTAATAAAAAAACAGTATATTCTGATTGCGAATGATAATATATAATATAGTTTAATATTTTTTAATAAAATTGATTAAAGATAAACCTGCATACTATACAATTAAAATGAGTGTTAAATCGTTAATTCAACAATGCAAAGATATGGGAATTAAAGGATATAGCGGGAAAAATAAAAGTGAATTATCTGAAATGATTAAATTAAAGGGAGTGCCAACGAATGTGCCAATGTCTATGACTGTTCCAATGACTGTGCCAACGACTGTGACTGTGCCAGCGAATGCGTCTGGTTCATTAAAATTTATAGATTTGTTTTGCGGCATCGGAGGATTTCATCAAGCAATGAAGCAATTAGGCGGCGAATGCGTCTTTGCGTGCGACATAGATAAACATTGCAGAGAAATATATGAAACCAATTATGGTCTTAAACCTCATAGCGATATAACAACTGCGGTCGTAGAAGACATCCCAGATTTCGACGTAATATGTGCGGGGTTTCCGTGTCAAAGTTTTAGTAACTCGGGCAAAAAGAAAGGACTCAGCGATAAACGGGGTAATTTATTTGAATATATATTAAAAATATCAGTTGTTAAACATCCGCGGTTTATGTTTTTAGAAAATGTAAAACACATTAAAAAGATTGATAACGGGGATGTATTTACCCATATATTAAAACGAATTAACGAATCTGGATATAATGTATCTGTGTTTGAATTGAGTCCGCATCAATTAGGAGTCCCTCAACAAAGGGAGCGCGTCATATTTGTCTGCGTGCGAAATGATTTACCTATACAAACGCTTATAATAGACCCCCCCAAAACAAAAATAGATTTATCTTTATTTCTTGAAAAAACAGTGGACTCCAAATATAAAGTGTCGCCCGAAATAGAAAACATCCTAGAAGTATGGGACGAAATGATTAATAAGATTGATGCGGGCGATTCGTTAAGTCCAACCATTCTATGTAATGAATTTAATACTATATATTCGCCGTCCGAATTTAATGCATTACCGAAGTGGAAACAAGACTATATTAATAAAAATAAACCCATTTATAATAAATATAAAGAACATTGGGATAAATGGTATGAAATGAACCACGCCTTATTACAATCGAAGGAAGTATTCGGGAAGTTAGAATGGCAAGTAGGACCCAAGAAAAAGAACGATAGTATATTTAATTATTTCATACAAATTAGACAATCGGGCATTCGTGTAAAAAAAACAAATTATTTCCCAACCTTGGTCGCAATCGTTCAAACGCCGATTTATGCAAAGGAACGCAGATATATTACACCAAGAGAATGCGCCCGCTTACAGTCCTTTCCTGATGATTTTATAATTCATAAAAACGACCATACCGCGTATAAGCAATTTGGGAATGCAGTAAATGTGAAAGTGGTTCATTATGTGATAAATGAAACATTTAAACTTTATTCAGGGTGTGTTTGAAATTGTGGCGATGCATCGTGAATGTTTCCCTTCCATCTAATTTCAACACGGAATATATCCTCATTTATTTTTAATTGATAAAATAACTTTGCCGCCTTTCTTTTTAATCCATTTTTCATATAATAATAGGGTTCGTGATGTTCGAATGAAATCTCGTTTATAGATATATTGGATAAATTGTGTAATTTTTCTGAATCGTATTCATATAACGAATATGGCAATGCCAATCCATATAATTTTTTATAATCATTTATAATTAATTCTTTTCCTTTTTCAATACTATTTTTCAAATGTTCAAAGTATACATTGGTAACATAAAATAAAGCATTTACTTTTTTTCGTTCACTTTTTTTAAATACAGGAAATCCAGCATTTGCTAAAAATTCCATTTTAATTTTTTTGGATTCTAAATGATTACCGAGAACACATACTACACTCCGGTTTGTTTTGGTGCATTTTTTATCCTGTTTTATAGAAAATGCAATAAATTTGCCGGTTATATCGCGGACATAAATATCGCCGCGTTTTTCATTTTTGGCGACATTTTTATTAAGCAATTCAATATCGGGGAGGTCTGTTTTTCCACAAAGATATATACACGCAATATTTGTAAATGTATTCCCTTGTAATATTGCGTTCAAATCAAGCATCCATTTAGTCACCTTGGCATTATTCAACTTTAAAAGAGATTCGATGTATTGTTCTTTATGGTTTATTTCAAAGTTTTTATAGTATAAGTTTGGTATTTGTAAATTCTCTATTATAACTAATAAATCAGCGTATGTTTGTATTTTTTTATGTATAATACCGACGTTTGCCGCGAATAATATAGCGAATAATAACTCATACCCATTTGTTTCACAAGACTGTCTAGGCATTTTTATATACATTGTTTGATATACTTATATTTCAATTTATATAAAATCAATTTTAAATTATATATTAAATACACTCGCTATAATATATAATGTTCGTATACACAGATGGTGCGTGTAGTAATAATGGCAAACCATCCGCAATTGCAGGTATTGGCATTTATTTTGGACCGAATGATGGTCGCAATGTGTCGCGCCTGGTTACAGGAAAGCAAACGAATAATGTAGCGGAATTAACCGCAATTATAGAGGCATATAATATTGTAAAACCGGACATTTTGGCAGGAAAAGAAATTACTATATTGTCGGATTCACAATATGCTATACGGTGTTGCACTACTTATGGCGCAAAATGCGAAAACAAATGGGATACATTAGATATTCCAAATAAAGAGTTGGTGAGGCACGCGTATCAGCTATTTTGCGACATACCGAATGTTTCCTTTATTCACGTAAAAGCGCATACAGGAAAGGCAGATATCCATTCTGTAGGAAACGCAGAGGCAGACCGATTAGCGACCTTGTGTTTTCCCAAATTTATAATTCCTAATCGCATTTATTTAAATGTATCTTATGAAAAAAAAGATATGGCGAAAAAACTTGACTGTAAATGGGATGTAAATAAAAAGAAATGGTATATTTATGATGATAACAAGAAGAAGGATATTATTATAAGTTTGTTTATTTAGTATCTCTCAATTTCATCCATATATTTCCCAACATATTGTATCCTATTATTTCTAATTTTCCATCTACTACAATTGCTCGACCCTCCCATAGACGACTTTTTATTTTTTCAACACTACACCTCATTGCTGGATGTATCAATATATTACCACGACTTTTACACAAATTTTCACGAACAATTTCATAATTATTATATTTATATTTACAAATTTCAACTTGAACTTGAATGCTTATTTTGGTCCATAGTTCCAATTCAGAAGGAGTCAAAATGAAACTTCTTCCCATTTTTTTAGCAATATTTCCATTTATAGGTCCTTTCAAAAACTTTGCGCCATATGCCAAGAGGGCATTTTTTCGTGTTTCATCGGCACATAATTCACCAATCCGAATAAATTTCTCTCCGTGAAAACATAGTTCGCCACTATCATATTCTCTTGTTCCAACTACAACACGACACTCCCAAAAATTACTCAAACATTTATATTCTTCCTTTTTGAAAAAGAAGTTGATAGTCATTTTTTTATTATGAATCATTCAATTATTAATAATTCAATTTTATAAAATTGAAATCATCCAAACATATAAATTACATTTTAATAAAATGACAAAACGACTTCTTAACTGGATTGATGTGGCACACTTGCATACGGAGCATTTATCGTTGAATACGTCAGCAGTCGAATATTTAAAAGAACACAAGACAGACATTGATTGGCAATTACTATCTTATAATCCCGCGGCAATCGAACTTCTATCGGCAAATTTAAAAATTATAGCATGGTATAAATTATCAGAAAATCCAAATGCGTTTGAATTACTTAAAGCAAATTACGAGAAAATAAATTGGGATAGATTATCTAAAAATCCGGCAGCAATACAATTACTTACAGAGAATCAGGGCAAAATAAATTGGACAAATTTATCAGAAAATCGAGGAGCGAGAGAATTAATAATAGCAAACCTAGATAAAGTATGTTGGCGGAATTTATCAGCAAATCCGTGCATAATTGACGTATTACTTGCGAATCAGGATAAAATATGTTGGTATACGTTTTCAATGAATCCCGATGCCATTGAATTTCTTACTGAAAATCCTGATAAAATAAATATATGTTCATTGTCGACGAATCCTGCGGCGACAAGATTACTTAATCCGTCGCGTATATGTTGGGATTGCGCATCCAAAAATCCCGAACTAATCCATTTGCTCTCGCAAAATCAAGATAAAGTAAATTGGTCTGTATTAACACTGAATACGGCAATATTTGATTATGATTATCAAACATTGGCGAAGGAAAGAACGCGCCAAATAGAAGAGGACTTGCTAAAGGATACATTACATCCTCGTCGAATCAAGTCATTGCTTGATGCGGGATTATCTATTGAAGACATATAAAATTGAAACTATTATTATTTATATATTTTTATTAAAAAATGTATAAACTGGATAACTGGGTCGATGCGTCTAAATTGGACCCCTATTTTCTGTCGGCGAATCCGCGTGCAATACTCTATTTGGAAGAACACCCCGAAATGCTAGACTGGGAAGGGCTGTCTAAAAATCCGGAAGCGGTCCATATATTAGCGCGCAATATGACTAAGGTGTGTTGGTGGCATTTATCTAGTAATTTGAAAGCAATTCATATAATAAATGAAAATCCGGAAAAAATAAATTGGGATGGATTATCAAGGAATTCTGCAGCAATAGATTTGCTCTTGCAAAATCAAGATAAAATAAATTGGTCTATATTAAATGAGAACACCGCTGCATTTGATTTACTTAAAGCAAATCCCAATAAAATTAACTGGACGTGGATGT